CGCCAGACATTGTAGGTTCTGGTCTACGCAACAAAGCTGGCAAAGAAGGTTTAATTTCTTGAATAGCTTGTTGTGCAATAGGTCTAACATTTTGCGCTGCTTGTGTAAAAGATGGAATAGCACCAATATTACCCATATATGGAGGTAATTTAGAGGCTTCAACAGCACTACCAATACCTTGCAAAACATCTTGACTTACAGGTGATGTAGGTTGAAATTGTAGTTTTTGTGCTAATTCTGCACCAGCTTGACGACCTTGTTCAACACCAGCTTGTGTGCCGTATTGTGGGTTTGTAACGCCTTTATAAACACCATAAGCAGCGCCTACAGGTTGTGCAACCATACCACTAGCAATGGTAGCTGGAACTTCACCTAATGCTTTTATGTAATCCATCATTGAACGCTTTGGTTCTTGCATAGGCGCAGGATTAGGCACTTCACCAACAACAGTAGGCACATCAGTATTAATAATGTTGCCACCTTGAGGTGCAGAAACGCTTGATAACTTAGCTTGTAATTGCGCTTTAGTTATCCCTTCTGGGACATCTTTAACAAGAGTGCCATCTGTCATTAAAACATCCATGTCTTGTCCTTATGGCAAATCGTTAAAATTAACTACTTTTTTAGGGGCAGTAGGTTCTTTAATAAATTTAGCGCCAGGCCCAGCTTGGATTTCTAATGCTTTAATTGCTAATTCTCTAGCTTCTTGTTTTTGCTTAATAACTTTTGTAGTATCGCCAGGTTGTGGGAAATATTTTTGTGCTTCGCCAGCAAATTCAGAAGGGCTAATTACAGCGCCAGATTCTTTACGCAATACAGCAGTCACAAAGTTTCTTCTAGCTTGGTCTGTAGATTGTTGCGCTTCGTTAGGGCCACCCAAATAAGTAGGAAGCACATTCATTGCACTAGAAACGCCTTGTTCAAGTTTTTCACCGATAAATGGAGTCATTCCTACTGTGCTACTAATAGCGCTTCTAGTAACGCCTGTATCTTTTGTGCCAGCTTTTTCAAGTTGAGTTAATAACTCATTAGACTGTTTAGCCCTCATACCAAATGCAGTTGCGTTTCCTTGGGCTTCAGTTAATGGTTTTCCACCAACCACAGGTTGACCATTAGCCATAATTGGCTGTGCTTGTCCTGTGCGTGTATTAACTAGCATAGGCCCGTTTTCTGTTTCCAAAACTTGACCAGCAGTAGGCGCTTGTGCCTTAGGTACTCTTTGTAAAACTTTAGTTGGGTCTAATGGGTCACGCAATTCAATAGCTGTACCTGTATCAATTTGAATAGGCGCACGATATTTAGGAGTGCCTTGACCTACTATTTCATCTTTTCCTGCTGCTGGATTATAGCGTTGTAAAACATCACCTTCACTTAGTTTTTGACCTTTAAGCATTTCTGCTAATTGTGACCTAACTAATGGATTTGTTGATTGCATACCAAGTTGATAAGCAGCCATACGATTAGGTGCTTGACCTTGAACCATTTGCGGTGCAATATTTCCACCATCCATCATTGGCCCAGCCTGTTGTACCATTTGGTCAGAAGTGCCGTATTGCAGTTCTGCAAATTTATTTAAATCAGCAATTTCTTTTTGACGCAATGCTTGTGCCATTGACAATTCTTTTTTGTCAATATCTTCAAGACTTTTTTGACCAGCATATTGTTGAAATAAATTACCAATAAATTGCAAAGGATTTGCTGGCACATATCTGTCACCAACCATCTGCCCTTGCGGAGTTTGCATACCTTGTTGTACAAGCATTTGCGCCATTTTTCTTTGGCGGTCAAATCCAGCAAGTTCTGGATTAGCTAATAATTGAGATAAATCGGTTGCCATATTAATTCCTAACCAAACTTGAATAAATTACTAATAGTTCCTGTTGGGGAAGCAATAGAACCAGCACCTAGCGTAAACAATCCTTGCATCATTGAATTATTGTAAGCATTGTTGGCGTTAGCATTTGCCACATTTCCTTGGTTTGTAAGTCCTGAAGCAGTTAAATAATCTGTGCCTGGAACTGTGCTTGTAGGTGCATAAGTAGGAGTAGACAAGTTTTTAAGCATAGCAGCTACTTGGGCAGGGGCCATGTATTTAGCCATAGCTTGTACAAACGCTTGTTGTTGTGCGTTCATACCTAAAGTTTGATTTTGTAATTGTTGGTTGTAAGCCAATTCATTAGCTGACATATTTTGCACATTGGCACGCAATGGTTGGTTAAATGACTGTTCTTGACCTTGTAAATTAAGTCCAATTTGACCAACTTCTTGACCATAAGCTTGTTGATTAGCACGCAATCCTGTGTCCATACCACCAACAATAGCGCTTGTTCTTGCGTCATTTTGTTGTTGTGCTAATAACTGTTTAGCGGTTTCATAAGCCCTAGTACCAGGCACAATACCTTGATTAGCTAATTGTGCATCAGAAGATTGTGATTGGCGTTGTAATGTAGGTTCAAGCCTACGCATAATAGCTGCTTCGTATGTTTCACCAGGGTTAATACCGTAAGAGGGCAACTGAGATTTGTCAATTTGCGTATTTACATTGTATTTTGGCAATTCTAAAAGTTGAGTAGCAGGGTTAAATTGCTGTTGATTTAAGCGTGAACCATAATAATTCATAGCTGGCATATCGCCTGTGCTATTGAATGTAGGTGATTGAAACGCTGAACCGTAAGTTTGCGTTAATTGAGGCATTTGGGCGTTAATAGCGTTTTGAATTCCTGGTGCAGTAGTGGTATTCATACTATATGTAGGGTTACCATACTGGTCAGTACCAGTTTGTTGGTAAATCGAATTACCATAAGGCGTAAATTGATTAATGCGGTTATTGGCAGCATTAGCAGCAGATGTTTGCTGTGCTGCACTTGTATAGTCTGGCGTGTCTACAGTTTGGGGTTTACCAAACAATGCACCTGTAATATCGCCTAATATTCCGTTGTTGCCACCCATGTTAAACTCCTTGTAGAGTCGTTTTAATGTCAAAAAAACGACAATTTTCACGCCTCATTGCTAATATAACCAAATCCCCATCTTCGTGGGCATCTTCAATATACGCTTTATCAACAAAACCAAGGTGTCGGCTAAACTTTAATGAATCCTCATTATTCGAGGAAATCGTGATAAGTATAACGCTAACTCCTAGTTTATTAAAGGGATAATCAAAGATAGCCCACAAGAAGTCTTTGGACATCCAATTTTTACCTACCGAGGCAATATGGCAAACACACGACTTGCTATGAAAACCACAATACCCTACTACTGTTACTAAATTACCGTCTTTTTCCTGCCCAATACAGGTAGTATTCTCTGGCAATTTCTCGCCTAATTTATTACCCAACCAAGCACGCATATAGTCTTGGTCAGCAGTAACAACTTGCCTCAAAGAATACCGCCCCTCTCCATTACATAATCCGTAGAAGCCCAATGCACATCAATACCTTGGGAAGCTATTCTCATAGCTACACCGCCTGAATAACCAATACCTGTAACGCCTTGCCATGACTTAGTAATAGATAGCGCACCACCCCATTGGGACTCATCCCAAATAGCGTTATCCCATGAACCAATTTGGGCATTTTGGGCGTTAAATGACACAGTACCAAGGTTGTTTTGGGTGTCAAAGTCCACATTAATACCAGCTAATACGCCAGGTATTCCGTTATCAGTTTGAAATATTGGGCGAATCATAGTAAAGCGTTTTAATTGGCCTCTAGCGTCAAAATAGCTATACGCTTGCTGTACTTCAGCATTAATATTGCTACCATTGTCTGAATAAGCGTTCCAAAAATGACCGACATAGCCATCAGCACCAAAGTACATTTGGTCGCTAGACAGTTCCCAACATTGAGAATTAAAGCCACTAAAACTTGCCCAAGACTTAGAAATGGTATTCATAACATATTGTTGAATACCTGCGTTAACTGGCACATTAATAATTAACATATTTTCAGAAGCATAGTAGGCAATTTGCCAACCAAAATTAATGCCGTATAGCGTGGCTGCTTGAGAAATAGCGTAATAAATCTTATCAGTAAGGTTAACCCTAGGGTCAAGTCGGCTAGACTGCAATGCAGAAGCTAAAGGCACTAAACCGTCTTGAGTAAGTAATAAAATGTCGCCAGAAAACTTATAGAAACATCTACGACTAAATACAAAACCTAATTGCCATACGCCTTTTAATGCCCACGTAGTTGCAGAATCAGGGTCAGTACCATTAAATACAATAATCTCGCCCATTGAGGTTACAAAGACTGCGTAATCGTCTGCACCTTCTCCAGCGTCAATAGTCCAAGTAGCCATACCTTGTATATAGCCACCATTACGGGCAATTCCACCAAAGTCTAGTTGTGAGGCTTCACCAGCAATAGAATTAACTGGTAAATACCAAACCCTCATACTGCCTTCTTCGGTAAAATATAGCCTGTTTTTAAACAGGTTTACATGAATAAATTTATTAGAATTAATGCCAGTAATAGCAAAATTAATGGAATACACACCTTGAAAGGTTGAATAAGTGCCTGTAGTTGAAGCGTCAGAAACAGGCGAGGCAGCCATAATGTAGCTAAATTGAGTAGCGCTAATAACAATTACATTGTATGTTCCGTTGTATTGGCTTGGCACAGCCCCAGAAACAGTTACTACATCACCCGTTACTAAATCATGGTTTACAGGTGTAGTTAACTTGGCAATAATGCCTGTTTGCACATTACTGCTAATGGTTTGGGCAGGTACAGTATAAGTACCAACAACCGTAGCTACAGTAGCGGGAGTAGAAGCCATTTCATAGCTAAATTGCACATCACTTAGCTTGGTAATAATAAATGTGCCGTTGTATGCAGCAGGTGTACAACCAGATACGATTATTTCGTTACCAGTAAATAAACCATGATTTGTAGCTGTAACCGCATTAGCTGTAGTGCCAGTATTGCTAATCGTACTAAGCGCTGCAACTGCTACACTGTAAGAACCCACAACAGTAGCATCACCACCTGGGTTACTTACTAAAGCATAAGTAAAAGTTGTTGCGCTTTGGCGTGTAATGGCAAAAGTGCCGTTATAGGCGCTTGGAGTAGCGCCAGTAACCGTAATAATGTTGCCTGTATACAAATTATGGGCAGCAGCCGTAGTAACTAAAGCGCCTGTACCTGTATTAGTAATAGAAGTAATAGCATAGGCTGTACCGTTGGCTGTGGCATTGGTAGCTGGCGTTGTAGCCATTACATAGGTAAATTGTGTAGCTGTTAATACGGTAACTTTAAATGTACCGTTATAAGCTGCTGGTGTAACGCCAGAAACTACAATTTGGTTGCCTGTTACAAGGCCATGTGCAACTGCTGTGGTAACGGTTGCTAAAGTACCTACTCTTGTAATGGTTTGCATTACTTGGGGTACATCAGTAGCAGCGTTATTTATCCAATCTGTGCCATTCCAAAAGGTAGTAGCGTCTTGACCATTGCAAGCTACTAAAAAATGACCGCCAGCAGTAGTAATGTTAATGTGCTGTAATTTGTCATTAGTAATGGTATGGGAAGCTACTGCAACAGGCCCAGAAACATCATAAATCTGTGTGCCAGCAGCAGCAAATAAGTCTTGCGTGCTAGGCCCAGCGTAATTCATTAAAGAATTAATAGGTGTATTGACTTCTATTGCATAAACACCCACTACTGAAGCACTACCTGTAGGAACAGCAATAGGTCTATAACTAAAAGAAGTTGAATTGATAACGGTTATTGTGTAAATACCGTTATATCCAGCAGGAGTGACACCAGTAATTGAAACTGTAGCACCAGTAGCTAAGTTATGCGCTGCTGCGGTAGTCAGCGTTGCTACAGCCCCAGCAACAGTAATACTAGAGATAGTTTGTACGCCAGTTGAGGTAGTAATAATGCTGGCTTTTGTATAGCCTAGTCTTAATTGCACATCCGTAGGCGTAGGGTAAAAATTGTCTAAAACCACCGCATCTAGGGGTGGCATTTCAGCAATAGAGTCCCTTGCGTTCCATCCACCAATAGGACTAGAAACTGAGGCTGTTACAGCACTTCTTTGTTTAGGCTGCGCCATGATTAAGACCCATAACCAGTATCAGGAATATTAGCGTAGCCAATAAGCACTTTGCTTGGGTATGGTGCAAATGACAGATTTGGCGCACCTTTGTCATTAGCTTTAACAACGCTTAAATAACGCATATAATCTTGGTTTAAAGCGGTTGTGTCAAAAGACTTTACTTGGAAATACTTGAGTTTTGTATAAATAACCATTAAACGGTCATCGTATACAGTTG